TTCATGACCTTTATAAGAATGGATTGTTATTTACTGCATACGATATGAGTTCAAGAACAACTCCTGACCTTCGTAGTATGCGTCAATCACAGCTAAGTAAATCGGCAAGTTCTATTCTTAATAGTCTTGGAATTAAAAATAACGGACAGGTTGATAAATCTCCTATTGCGAATATTTTACTTCCACGTTCTAAATCCGATGTTGAGTCAACTTCACACAAATTCAATGACGTCGGTGATTCATTAATGACTCGTGGTAATAACTCAGCTACTGGAGTATTGAGTAACGTTGCATCAACAGCTGTATTTGGTGCGTTAGATTCAATCACTCAAGGATTGATGGCTGATAACAACGAGCAAATTTATAACACCGCACGAAGTATGTATGCCGGTGCAGATAACAGAACGAAAGTATTCACATGGGATTTAACTCCACGCTCAGTTGCTGATTTGGTTGCAATTATTCAAATATATGAGTACTTTAACTATTTCAGCTATGGTGAAACGGGTAATTCAACTTATGCGAAAGAGTTAAAAGGGCAGTTAGATGAGTGGTATAAAAATACTCTGTTATCTCCATTGACTCCAGATGGTGCTGATTTGAATAACACGATGTTTGAAAATATCACATCATTCTTAAGTAATGTTATTGTTGTGACTAACCCAACGGTATGGTTCATCAGAAACTTTGGTAAGACATCTAAATTTGATGGAAGAGCTGAAGTATTTGGTCCGTGTCAGATTCAGAGTATTCGTTTTGATAAAACTCCGAATGGCCAATTCAATGGTTTAGCAATTGCTCCTAATATGCCAAGCACATTCACCTTGGAAATTACTTTCCGTGAAATCTTGACATTGAACAGAGCATCACTTTACGCAGAAGGTTTCTAATGCTTAATTTAGATGAATTCAACAACCAAGTAATGAACGTTGATTTCCAACGTACAAATATGTTTAGTTGTGTATTCGCAACGACTCCATCTGCAAAGTCTCAATTATTATTGGACCAATTCGGTGGAATGCTTTATAATAACTTGCCAGTCTCGGGGGACTGGCTTGGATTATCTCAAGGCGAATTTACACAAGGAATTACATCAATTATTACTGCAGGTACTCAGGAACTTGTTCGTAAATCAGGTGTATCTAAGTACCTTATTGGCGCAATGACTAACCGTGTTGTTCAGTCTTTATTGGGAGAATTTGAAGTCGGTACTTATTTACTTGATTTCTTCAATATGGCTTTCCCGACGTCTGGATTGATGATTTACTCAGCCAAAATTCCTGATAACAGATTATCACACGAAACGGACTGGCTTCATAACTCTCCGAATATTCGTATCACCGGAAGAGAATTGGAACCACTTACTTTAAGTTTCCGAATGGATTCTGAAGCAAGTAACTGGAGAGCAATGCAAGATTGGGTTAACTCTGTACAAGACCCGGTCACTGGTTTAAGAGCTCTTCCTGTTGATGTCGAAGCTGATATTCAAGTTAACTTACATGCGCGCAACGGATTACCTCATACGGTATGTATGTTCACAGGATGCGTTCCAGTTTCGTGCGGTTCACCTGAATTTACGTGGGATGGTGATAACCAAATTGCTGTATTTGATGTTCAGTTTGCTTATCGTGTTATGCAGGTAGGTGCTGTTGGTCGTCAAGCTGCTGCTGATTGGGTTGAAGATAGACTTGTTCATTCTATTGGAAATATTTCTGATGATATGGGTCTGGACTCATCACTGTCAAGACTTAGTAGATTAGGAGGCGCTGCTGGAGGTGTTACTCAGATGGGTAATGCAATAGGGCGTAAGACTGGAATGTGGAATAGTACTTCCAAGATACTTGGATTGTGAAAAAGGGAGCCTTGCGGCTCCCTTTGTTTTATTTGCGGAACACCACGAAAGCGTTCAGAACAGTTTCTGAAGATTGCTCAACGTTAGTTACAGTGATTTTGAAAGGAACTTCACCATTGAACTTACCATTCAGAGTATAAGCAATATACCCTTCACATTTATCTTCTGGAATTCCGAAAGGTGCCAGTGGAACCATTTCAACCATTCCTTTAGCAATCTTTTGAATCTCGTTAAAGACCATGTTATTGAATTCATCAGATACTGGAACTACGCCTTCAACAACAGTTTCTTGGCCATTCATACGCAGAATCGATTTCATGATGTTCTCCTCAGTTAGTGTAAGTCTATAGTAACACACTTCCATGTGCGTGTAAACGGTTAAAGAACAAACTTCTCTGGAGTATCTTCAACATCAATCATTGAAGCCAACAGAGCAAGAATCTTGTTACTTTCTGACGTTTTTGTAGACTTGACGAATTCTTCAAAATCAAATGGACTTGCTTCAGGCTGAGGCTCGTCACTGTATTCTACTACTTCACCAGTTTCCATCAGAACGTCACCATCGTAAACAACAGCTTCGTCTAACTGGTCAGCTGTCATTACTTCACCTTGGATGAATTTCTGATTGTCATACACGAGACCATCACTATAAGAAGCATCTACAATGCTGTTGACTTTCAGCATAGTACCACGAGGCAGAATAACTTCCATTTCACCAGACATGTTGCTCAGGTCACCAGGATAAACAACGTTAACTTTCTCACCGCCAGTAATAGCCCAACCAATCATGACTCTTGTGCTTTCAGCTTGCTGAACATCTTTAGCTGCATGAACCTCATCAGTAAGACCTAATTCAGCATAAGTCATAGAAGCTAACTTAACAGTTTCTGCACTGTTATCTGGCTGATTCAATACTGCATGAGTATTATCAGAAGCCATTGCAACCGCTTGGTTACCTTTCCAACCGCCAAAGATAATTGGAGATAAAGAGGTTGAAACATAGTTTCTGAAATAGAACACTCTGTTCTTAACCATAGCTTCAAAAATTGGCTTACGGACTGACTGAGAACGCCATAAGGTGAGTCCTTCTGGAATTCTGTCACCGCGTTTAAAAGCATCATCCAGATTTTTGATAGCAGTAGTAACTTCTTTATAAGACAACGTATCGTAATTGTCAGCTCTATAACGGCCTAAAAGCATATTGTTGATGTCTGAATAACCAGAACCAACATACTCTTTGATACCACGTTTTTCCGCATTCGTATACTGAAGCGGTGTACGAGTACGAGTAATATCTTCGATAGTAGCAGAAACGTTTTTAGCATAACCTTGAAGAGCAGCTTTAATCATTTTGGTACGTTCAATGTTCCAAAGATTGTTAGCCATTTGCTCTTTATCTTTTGGCTCAAGGTATTGTGGAACTTTAGTCATGATATGTTCCATTGCTTCATGTTTACGTTCTTCTAAAGAGTCTAAAAGAGTTTGAGTATATGCTTGCATACTCTGAACTGAAGTTAATGGAGCATTACCAATTCTTGATTCAAGTTCTTTTACGAATCTCTGCTCAAATTTTTCTGACTGACTTAATTTAATTGTAGTCAGTGATTTCAAATGGAATATAGCTCCAGTAGCTGCCAATTGAGCAGAACGAGATTTAGCCGCTTTAGATTCTACCGCATCCTTTAACTGCTGAGCTTCCGGAATAGGATTTGCTGTAGCTGGTTTACTGAATTCGGCAGCAGTAGCTTCGTATTTTTCAAATTCTTCTGGGTCATGAATGATATCAGAAGTTAAAGACTGACTTGCTGCTACCTGACGACGAGATACCTTAGCACGAGCAATAACAGATTGGTCAGTACGTTTGTCATTCTCTTGAGCAATAGTAGCTGCTAATGCTTCTGATTTAGAAACTTGTTTACCCGACTTATTATTGATGTAAACATCACCGACGGCAGTGTCAACCTTAGTGAACTCTTCTGTTGATATCTCTGGGATGCCAGGGATGGTTGAGAGGTCAACATTCTTACGATGAATAAGAACATATACGTACTTCTTATCGTAATCATAGAGTTCTTTCAGGATAACAAAACGTCCACCCAGACGACTCATCACTAAACGGTTGATAATCATCTGAACTGCTCGTGCTTGTCCACCCATTTTGCTTTTAGCAATACGGAACATTACAGCATCCATTTTGTATTTCTTCACAGTTTGAGATACTAAGTCAAACATGGTAGAAATAACACCCAATGGATTGCCACCAAGATTTTTCAGCTTAACCAAAGTACCTTTTTCAGATACACCGAGCACAATAGCATGCATCATTTTATCACCAGGCTTAACGTTCTTGTTAACGTCTCCGCCGCCAGTGTAAGAACACATACGAAGAGCTACTGAACCTTCTGGAGCAGCAATAGCAAAAATCTGTGGAATTTTAGTTTTCGGATAAAGATTAGTGACCGGAAGCATTTCTGAATCCGCGTCAAAAACCTCATTTAATTGAAATTCGGTCATTATGAGTCCTCTATTGTTTCTTATATTTATAGACAATTAAAGCCCCGAAGGGCTTAGACTGCAATAATATTCCTGAAGATTTCAACTTTTCCGCCACCACGAGTAGCAATGACCTCGTGTTTGTTGATTCCTGAAACTCGACCATCTGTAAATGATTCTACTTCACCTTGCGGGCGGAATGGTAATTCGACCAAGCTCTGTGTTACATTAGCGGCTCTTCCTGAGCCTTCACCTGGGTGAGCAATTGTGATAATCTCTAAATAGAATTTCATAGACCAGTAACCTCATGGAAATCGCCCCAAATATCAGCGAACGTATTTGCTACATCTTTATCACGACGCATTTTAATCGCAATAGGCAAGAACAGTTTGACATAATCCGTCCGACCTTCAGCAGCTAACCAGCCATTACATTCGGATTCAAGAATACCACCGATGTATTCATTTTTATTGAGCCAAATGCGAGTACGGTCTAACTCGTGCCAATCTGAAATTTTGTCTTTAAGACCTGAACCAGCTTTAACTTTAATCAGACCACATTCTGATTCAAGATAAAAACCACCGGCTTTGCCTGGTTGTTTACTATGCTCATAGATATCAACAATGCGAAGGTCAATCGTAATAACTTCTTTGAACTTATAAAGGTTTTTAGAACGAGTGTTTTCCCAGAAAGCACCAATGTTCTTCAGGATAATACCTTCAAGACCTTCATCAACATATTTGCGATAAATGACCTTGGCTTCATCAAGATTATGAACGATGTGGTTCTCAATCAGAATCATCTGAGAGTAACCTTGAACCATCAATTCTAATGCACGGAATCGAACATCATAAGCAAATCCGCATTGTTTACCTTCGGAATAAACGACATCCAGTGGAACGTAATCCCATACCTGAAATTTCATACCAGCAGCTTCTTTAGCTGAGATAGTTCCTTTCAGAGATTTGTTAGCTAACCCGTTTGACATTGTACGAGATTCTTCTTTGAATTCCTTAGCTTTACTCAACTCAGGTAAATCACCGAAGATATCGTCCAACGGACCAGCAGGAGCCGCGATAGCATGATAAACGAGTTCACCGTCAATCATTACACCGCCAGGATGTCGTTCACGAGCTTCTTTAGTCATTTCGATGAGCTGTTGTTTCAGCAAATCTAAACCAAGATACTCGTTACCTGCACGAGACAGAATTTTTACATCATCTAATTCATCGCCACGAATTTCAGCAAATGCTCGGGCACCATCGGCTTTTAACTGTGCAAATGCAGGGAACTTAATGTTCTTTTCAATACCTTTTTCATCATAAGATGAAGCAAGCATTTGAGGTTGCTCAGGAATTAGATTTTTCCATACTTTATTCGCAATACTACGGGATGCGCCACAGCGAAGGTCACGAAGCAGAACTTTCTTAAGTACTTCTACATCAGCTTCATTTAGGTCTGCAATATAACTTGCCAATTCAGCAATAGCAGCGTTGCCTGTAATTTCACGAGCAGCTAATTTAAATTCCAAGAAATCTAAAGCATCATCTAATTTTAATAGACCAAAGCTTTGAGTGCGTTCTCCGGCTTCTGGCCATTTCTTGATGTAATACTGGAGCTTACCATCATAAGTCATTCTGAATACTCGCTTCAAAAGCTCATTATCTTTATGACGACGAATGATAGCTTCTTTTTCTTTTGTAGAGCCGATTGAAGCAAGTTCATTGATAATATCTAAAATCATATTCACCTCGTTTATTTTCCCGCGCGGGTATGACAATTATATCATACCCTTTGTAAAGCTATTGACCATGATACTCACGAATGAGTTCAGCCAAAGTTCGGTGGTAAAGTACTCCACCATTTTTACGAGTAATGTAGATTGCGCCATTGAACATTGCATCAATCATTTCACGTTGCTTTTGATTATCAGCATGAATGTTGCGCGCCTTGAAGAACTCTTCTTTGTTTGCGAAACTTTCCAAACGCTTAGTTGTGTCTGTTTGCGGGAACCATTCAATTACGTTAATCATGCTTTACCTATAGTAGTTTTAGCTGTAGGCTGACGATTCAGATATTCGATACCTGTCCCAATTCCGTATCCTACACCTGGATTGTAAACAGGAAGATTACCTGGATGCTCATACCACGGCTTATAATCAGAAGGACCTGGATTTACCCATTTCTTTGGAAATTCTGGAAACTTATCAAATGGCCAATTCGGAGTAGTCTTTTCAACCTTTTTGAATAAGTCGCTCAGCTTATCACCAAGGCTTTCCTGGAATTCGCGCTGATTCATCAGACGCTGAACATGTTCCCAGTTATGCACCTTTTCTCCATATTTAGAGGAGGTGTCTCGCTGACCACGAGGCATAAACATGCAATTGACTTCACCGCCAAAGACTTCATAAGCTGAATCTACATGATGAGGAAGGTCATCAATATAAGCAACAACTCTGTCGCCATATTTTTCTTTGATTTTCTCAAAGAGTTTAGTCTTTGGTTCTGCGTGGTCACAGATGAAAGTTTCAAGGAAAGCACCTGGGAACAGAGCATTCAAATTGAATTGACGATTCAGTTTAGCATCAACAGAAGTACCAAGCGCAGTAACCGCAACGAAGTCATACTTATCTTTCAGAGCATTGACAACCTTCAGAGCATCGTCGTATGCTGCCAGATAGCGAATGAAATCTGAGCAATTATATTTGACCATTAGCTGTTGAGCAAATTCTTCGTCTACACCAAACAAGTCTTTTGGAGCAACGAATTGGTCGTCAATAATCATTTCAAGAATGTGATGAACAGGCAGATTGTACTTCTGAGCGAAGTAAGGCAAGCCTGATTGCCACTTTACTAATACACCATCTACATCAGTAGAGATAATTGGTTTATTTGACATTTTTAGCCTTCATTTTAGCAATCATGTAAGCCGCGATACAAGATTTACCCGGCAGTGATGGTTGTCCAACTCCACTTAATAGAGTAGTTAACTCTCCTACTTTAATACCGCCTTGATTTAAGCGTTTTAAAACATCAAGACCTTTCATATCATATTTGACTTGCATAACATTTTCTCAAAGGTTGCGATACTGTTAGCTGGGCCACTTAGAGTTATCTCTATGAACCCAGGCTGACTTGAAGGACCAATTCTGTATATACATATGGCTAATGTTCTTGCGTATTCCAGAAGGTCCTTCGTTAACCCTCTTACATTAAACTGTTTCATAAACTTCGTCATTAGCAGCTTTAAGAGGTTCGATTTCACATTCTAAACGAATATCAGTATTCCCGTCAACCCATTGTACTTCATAAGCGGGTTGAACCCCATATTCTGGGATTGCTTTGGCAGTATCACAGATGACTCCCGGAATACCGCCTTTGCGCAGCTGTACGGGTTGTAAAATGTGGTATTTCATTCTGCCACCGCATAAGTTGGAATTTGATGAAAGAAATCAGGGCATTCAAGCTGATACTTGACTTCTGTATCAGAGACAGTTACGCCCAGCACTTCAATCATTGGATTGCTCAACATGCCGCGTTCAAATTCAGGTGCTTTATTACGAGGAATAGTGATAATCATTACAGAGTCTCCAATACAGTTTTAACTTTAGCTTCAGCAACTTGTTTAACAACCAGAACACGAACACCTTCAACTGCATTACGAATTTGCTTTTGAGCTTTTTCGTTAGCTTCCTCTTCAGTGTAAGGACCAACGCAGAAAGGCTGTTGCGAGCGATTAGTTGGAATAGTCATCATCCAGAAATCTTTTGCATCAGACTCTGTTGGTTTAACTTCTTCAAGGTACCGTGAAATCTCTTGAGACATAATGATACACCATACTGTGTCAAATGAACCCAATCCAGACTGATGAAGAGAACCGTTAATATCAATAGCTGTTATGCAACCGTCTTTATCAAGAGATTTTACAACGAACGGAATTTTTCCGTTGTCAGTAAGTTTAAGAATTGCATCACCAAAGCACGACTGACGAGAAGCATAATCTTTGATAGCAGTTCCAGTTAACTTGAAAGTTTTTCCAATTATACTCATAAATATTTCCTCAAGTGAAGGTCCCGAAGGCCCTAAATTTAGATTACGAATTCGTTTGAAACGATATCCCAAATTGCTTCACGTTGTTCTTCAGTTGTTTTCTGACCAAGAACATGACGCAGATAAAGTTTAACCAGAAGTTTGCGATTGTCTCCGTTCCAAGAAGGATGAGTTCCTAAATCGCGTTTACGGTGGTCATCATGAAAACCAACAGAAATGACTGAACCTTTGAGTTTAACATCTAAAGTTGGGCCATTTTCAAAACTGATGAAGACGTAGTTATCTTCCCAGTACATATCGATTTGAGCAACTGTGCCATTTTTATGTTCCCAGAGTAAAGTTGTTGAAACGTCCCATGCATTATCTTGAACGTATTTCTTTTTGAAGTTAGCGTAATCCATTTTGTTCTCCGTTGTATCTGTTTGTTTATTGAGTTTATATACTAACACATACAACGGAGGATGTAAACGGTTTAGTTCACTTCTGTGAAAATTGTTTGAGGAACTTGCTCGGTTTTAGCAGTTGCAATCATCTTCATAATGACAGCTTTACCTTCAATGTTTTTACGCAAGAACGACTTACATGCGTCATGAGCTTCTTCTGACGTCATAAGTGTAGCTATGGAACGAGCATCCCCTACTTGGTCCAGATTCAACCAAACGTTTTCTTTCTTAGTCTGGCCTAAAGCCGCATACATCACTTCAACGGTCTTTTCTTCAGTTTCAACTAGAAAATTTTTAACTTCATTTGAAGTAAACCAAGGACATGAATCACCATTCATACCATCAATATCAGCACCCTTTGGACTTATCCAGCCTTCATTTTCAAATCGGATAAGACCAATAGAACCTGAAGCAATTGCTTCACCCTTTGCAATGTAAAAAGGTCTGTCACCGATATAATCGGCAATCAATTGATTTACTCGCTGATTGCATCCTTCAGCGAACTTTAAAAAACCTTCTTTGTTTAAGCGGTACAGAACATCACTTTTCATAGTTTCCTCATAAGGCCCGAAGGCCTAGAACATTTTACGTTCGGTCCAGTTATCAAGATTAACTGTACCAGTTTTCTTCATTTTCTCAATCAAGTTATCTGCACGAGTGCGTCCATTTTCATACCACACTACATCTTCAGAATAACCATCTTCGTCTTCATAAGTTTCAGAACGAATATGACCATGAATGCTTGTTTTCAAAACGTATTCAGTGCCGGTGAACCAGTTAGTCAGAACAATGTACCAGCAGAAATCAGTAGATGGACCGTCAGGAGTCATGCAGTGAACTACATCTCCTTGCCATGAGGACAGATGCCACATTGGCTCTTCTACTTCAATTGCTTTATATCCGTCGTGGTCTTTCGTTTTGATTTTAGCGTTCAGATTAATTGTGTTCATTTTATTCTCCGTTACCATATTGGTTATTGAGATTCTATCATAACACAACTTTCAACAGATGTAAACGGTTAGAGTTTTTCACAACTATGATATTCAGCATCTGCCCAAATGCCGAATGCCGGCAATGATTCTAGCATTGAGTTCCCAACTTCAATTGGGTCTTCCCATGGCCAAAGTGTAGCAATCTTTTCATAGAAAAAGACTGAATCCATATGTGAATATTCTGCAGGGTATTCTGATATAACTTTGAAAATAAATTTACGTTTAAACATATGAACCTCTGGATACAAAAAAGGGACTCCCGAAGGAGTCCCGAACTTATGCTTTATGCTTTCTTACGTGGATTACCAAATGCAGCATCATGAGCAATAACTTTGCGAGCGCGAGATGCTAGCTGGTCAGCCAATGGATTGATACGAGAGTTAGACCCACGCTTGTAGCCAGCGCGTTTAGAGGTACCAACAACTTCTTTTACTGCAGTTTTTGCTTTAGCTTGTTTAGCCATTTTTAGTCTTCCATATAAGGAGGGTAATAATTGAGAGGTGTAAGACCTCTCATGTTTTAGCAGTTTTGGATATTTAACGTCTGGATAACTACCAACCACGACCAAGTCCTCGAAGGGTACTTATTTCAGAGTCACTACGAAATGACGAACCGCTTTACGAGCTGCTGAACACAGAGGTTTAGCAAACTTCAGCTCATCTTTCAGAGCAAGTACATCGCGGAGGTCCGCCTGAACAGGATTCAGATGTTTGAAACCTTTCAGAACTTCCAGTGCTTCGGCGTAAACGTCGATTGATGCACCGTAGTTATCGTGACCTGCATTCCAGGAGTTGCGCTGCAGATGCAGAGCGTGTTCAAGTTGTTTGTTCATTGACATAATGTCATTCCTCAAATGAGGTTAAAAATTTGATGCAGAGCCCAAACTCATTAAAGATGAGATGCATCGCTTAGAAGAAAACATGTCATGTCCTTTTGGAGGTAGTTCTCATGTTCTTCACAATTTTATTTATATCACCCGTAGATACACGGAATTGATTTCCAATGACAAGTAACAAATTTCTGTGCAATTTCTTTTGGTTTCTTCATACCGGCAGCAACCAGTGGATGAGGAACGTTACGAATCTGACCAGTAGGAAGCGGCACTAACATACCGACTTCAAAAATACCTTCTGGAACATCAGCACCAATTGAGTAGATTTCACACATATCAGGGATTTGGCCAGTTTCTTGTTTGCCGATAACAATACCGCCAGAAGAAATGATTTCATCACCTTGCTGAGGCGGTTCAGAAACTAAGATAACATGTTCGCCGATAGCTTTAATTGGTAAATCCATTGTTACACCTTGTTGTTTGAGCATGAAATAATATTATCATGCTCATATTTAAGCAATTAACCTTTAACCTGAACCAGTTTCAGCAGATGCTCTACTTTAACACCATTTACTGAAACGATAGAATCTAGTTTGAATGAACGCCATGCGTGTTTTTCAGTGTCCCACACTGGAATAGCTTCAGTAGATTCTTTACGAGACACCTGAGAGCCAACGCTTTCAACCAAGTCGCTTGGAATGATGTCATGGTCACGAGTACAACGCAGAGAACGGATAGTACCGTCTACTTTCTCAAATACTACTTGAGATTCGCCACGAGCCAGAATTGGTTTCAGAGTATCACGGATTTGTACTTTTTCAGCTTCAGTCAGTTTAGTTTTCTTAGTCATTTTAATAGCCTTTATGTTCAGCGAGGTATTGTAAACGGAATTTATATTTACCGTTTGGTTCTTTTGTAACTTGATAGATGAATACAACAATTGGATTGTATTCCATAATTGCATTAATAGCATAGTCCAAATCATCAGCCATGTGAGATGCAATTTCTAATGAAATATCACCGCCTGCTGATTCAAGTTGGAAAACAGGACCTTTAACTTCTACAGTAAAAATATCAAGGTCACGTAAGCGTTGTGCTACGTAATCTGTGATATTTTCTGGCTCTTTTACAATCTGAGGCTTGTTCAAATCAAGCATTTTCAACACCACAGTAGTTTTCAACATTATACCAATTGAGTTTGTTCAAGTTCGTCTTAGGAACATGATGAATCTCAATACCAGCATCGCGGAGGATATTATCCCAACCGTCGACATTTTTATCGTATGTTTCACAATATACGAGTTTCTTAATTCCAGATTGAGCAATAGCTTTGGCACAGTCTGGGCATGGTGAAAGTGTAACGTACATCGTAGCGCCTTCAATTGAAGAACCATTACGTGCTGCGAACAGAATAGCATTCAACTCAGCATGTATTTCGTTAATTTTCGACCACTCAGAATGCTCAGCTCGGAATTTAGTGTCTAATCCATATTTTGGAATTGGACCATCTTGACGAAGACCAGTTCCGGGTTTCTTAACTAACCACCCTTTATCTTCGGCATGGTCGCAACAGTTAACTCCACCAGCAGGAGAACCATTATATCCTGTAGAAATGATACGACCATTTTTCTCAATAACTGCACCGACTTTCCAGGAGCAGCATTTTGATTCTTGGGAAATCAGATAAGCGATTTGTAAGACGGTGCTAGCTTTCATTATTGAATCACCAAATAGTTTGAACGGTTAGTTTTAATCAATGTGATTTCAGTATGAAGAGGAATAATCTCTTGTACCGTACCAGTGATTATAAACACCCCATCTTTAAAGCGTTTCTTTCCATCGAAGAAAACATCGCCATAAAAACGTTCACCTACGACAGGAGAAGTCTGGTCTTTTGAAGTGATAAGGATTCCATCATACCCTACACAAGAATTCACCAGACGGTCACACGCTAACACAGAACGAATGAATCCAACACCATCTTCAGTGAATTGAGATTTATCACCACAAGCGTTGTAATGTTCTTTTCGGACACCATTGAAGATGTCAGTTAAATTCATCAAATTATATCACCTAAAACGTTAGTCATTGTAACATGCCCATGACGGTCAAGAGTTAACAAAGATGTCTGGTCCTTTCCGTTATGAGTGATTGTAATTAAAGCTCCATTAGAAACGCGGTCGGGACGGAGCTGAACCTCAGCTCCTGGTACTTTATTTGCTAAAGCCTGCGCGAATTCTTTAAGCTTTTCCAGAAATTCAATCCGGCTAAAAGTTTTATCAGAAGTCACTGTTGTCCCAACTATAAATTACGGAGAAGAAAATAGGGTCATCTTTATCAATATCTAAGCGGAAATCAAAAGTCATTGAATAGCTATTGAAAGATGGTGTAACTTTAAATTTAATGTCTTTCCACAGAATTTGTAAAGCACCTACAATATCCGCATGAATTTGCGCATGAGTTGGTGCTGTTGACGGAACAAACAGAAAGTTATCTGCAACCTGAGCTACAACAACTTCAGCTACTTTACGAAAACTTGAAAGACCTGGACGTACTTCAGTATGAATTCCCATTAGTGCACCGTATGTACTTTAACGTTAACGACAAAGTGAGTAACAACCTCACCAATTGGAACGAACTCTACATAATACTCATCTTTGTATCGAGAGTTCATATCGGTGCGAATTTGAGCAAGCTTATTGATGAGCTCAGGTGTCATATTCATACCGACGATTTCACGAAGAAGCTTGTAAGCTTCCTCTTCAATTTCTTTGTGTTTATTATACATCATTTCACCTTATGCATTATCGACTATGCCACGGAAGCATGAGCTTAGTTTTCTTGACTGTATAACTTCTTTCTGGATTAGCTGCTCGAACTTTTAAGCATGTTTCCCAAGCAGCACCTTCTTCGCCATATACGCAATAATGATTATCAAATATAACTACGCAACCAGTGCTACTATTAATGATAGCCCAACATTCATGATAACCCATCAGAAATCTCCATGAGCAACTTGCCAGCATTCAACACCGATACGACGCCACATTTCAACTACTTGTGCTCGGTCATCTACTGCAAGTTTAATGTTATAATGAGGAGCAATATCACGCCAGAAGATTTCTTCTTTTACGATATCATCTTTACGAGAATCACCTTGTTCCCGCTGGAAATGCTCAGTAAATGGAATAAAATTATCTGTGAGCCATTTACGAGTCATCATTTTGTATTTGATTTCATCGTCTTTAGTTCCAGATTCACGACCAGAAACAACGATAATAGCATAACCATCGCGATAGTATGAACGAGCAAGCTCAACAACCATAGGATTAATGACATCAGTATCGCATTTTTCTAAGTCATATGGACTTCGGTCTACCATTTTAGCCAGCGTGCCATCAACATCAAAGATAATTGCTTTTGGCTTAGACAAATCAGGAACGTAAACTTTCTCAACTTCCATCAGTGTATAGAAATGGCGCAGAACATCAATCGGAACTGCTTTATCTCCACGATATTGGTTGCGCTTAACGAGTTCGGTCCAAGGAACATGGAAGTCCTGGAAAGACATTTCATACAGACCTTTGAAACGAAGTTCCCATTTCTCAACAGTTTTAGGGTTCAAGTTAGTGTCACAAACGATAACACCTTTGGTGTGTTCCAAATCAAGCAGAGACACTGCCGCAGAAATTTGAGCAACTGTTACAGCACGTTCTTTATGCTTGGAATATTTGTAAGCATTACGAGCATCAAGACCAAACAGCTTTTCACGGAAGTCGTCACGTGACAAGATGTACCAACCAGGATTTTTAGCAACATATTCATTAGCCCAAGTTGATTTTCCTGAACCTGGTACACCACGAGTCAAAATAATCTTTTTCATTCAAGTTCCTTTACGAAGTTATCAACATCAGTCTTAGCTTTATTATAATCAGCTAGAGTTTTAGCTAACCATTCTTCATTTCTACCATTAAGTAGCGCAGACAGATATGAGCCTTGAGCAAACAATTGTTTAGTTATTAAATTTGACATATAATTTGCTAATTCTGGAACTTTAGCTTTTACTGCTCGTCGTAAATTATCTCCAGCTTCATCTAAGTCTCGAGCAATACTTTCAAGCTCCTGCTCTGCACGAACGGAACCATCATCAACACGAAGACCGTATGAATAAGCATATGATGCTTTACGATATTTCTCGAGAAGAAGTTTAATGTGCATTAGCAATTTCCTCAATAATGACATTCACTCGTACAGTGGCTTCATCGTATCGAGCTTTGGCTTGCATTGTTTCGGTTACCAAATCTTCGTAAGTCAAATAACCATCTTCCAGTTGCATACGAGTCTTCGCTGAGCCATAATCAATTGCACGAGCCTTAAGCTCAGAGATAGCTCCTTCAAGAGCCATTTTAGCAAATTTGTTCATAGTCCAAGCGCCTCATACAGAGATTTACGAATTTCACGGACGTCTTTACCGGCAGGTCGCATTGTACCTTCAACATCTGAGATAAAGCCATTTGCACAATTAGATTTAACTTGTCCGTAGATTGAAGCGGCTTCAATAAGCTTATCAATCAAATCGCGCTTATAGTCTTCTTCCATGCGGATGCCATACCATTCATCATAATCTTCCACAGGAGCAAAGATTTTGAACCAAGTTTCTTCTGAAATATAAGTTTGTTCTTTAAGTTTAAAGATATGAGACGGCATAGTCTCAGTTCCTGGAGCAAAAACTCTGACTGAAACTACTGTCGGTTTTCCATCAATGATTTCAAACCATGGGCTTACTGTAGCTTTGCGAGCAAGCGGAGTTTTATGGCGGGCACCCTGCATACACAATTTGCGTAATTGGGTCTTTTTAATTGCAGATAAGAATGAACCATCTTTTACAAAATAGCGCATGATATTTTCCTCAAAGTTTATTATCCGATGAGGCCCGAAGGCCTCAATTAAAACGTAACAACCATTGCAAGAGCTACTGTACAAGCAACCGCAGCAATAAACAATCCGAAACAAAACAGCTTTGCACCTAACGTGAATTTACGCATTTTGGTTCCTTTAATTCAGAGCGATAATAACATATCATACCATTAGCATCTTTGGTATAACGAAGAACATCATCTAACCAAACTCTAAACTCTTGCGATTCAGAGAAAGGCATTCCTACAAATGGTCGTCCATCAACTTCAACGATAGTCCAGTGACCATTCCAAGGCTTAATTTGGTCAGGCCAAGATGGATGCACTACTGTTGGCTGGGGTAACTCTGGTGACTTCTGAGAACATCCAGACAATAGTCCAATTGATAATACAGCGGCTACTAAAAGTTTCACTTAGTGGCCTCCTGGAACTCTAGAGTCAATTTATTAAAAGACTCATTTAGCTGTTTTTCAACCAGCTTAGGCTTAGCTTTGACCACATGCTCACGCTTAGCATCTTTAGCCATTTTAGCGCTAGACTTATCAGCCTCTGCTCTATTTGCTTTACGAGTCTCGTCGTATTTGTTGAGATTCACAAAGTCAGTTTTTAATTTTTCAATAGCTTTGCCATTAGCCTCAGCTATTTGTTGCATTTGCTTAAGGTCTTCTTTCAACCCATCAATCCGTGAAGATTGATATTGAATGAACCCATAAGCTGTTAATCCGAGCGCCACTAAAATGACGTGGATGTTTGTTATTTTGAACATAATTTGATGATTGCCTGTACAATATCGTCCTGAGAAAGACCATTGATAAGAATATGATGTTCAGCAGGAGAGTTTTGAATTTTGAAGCAAGGGTCCACCATCTCTGCCATTTCAGATGCAGATAAACGTGGATTTGAAACACCCAGACGATGCTTTCCATAGATTGGGTCTACAATGATGTAGCACTTACAACCATTTACGTGAACGTTTGGTTGGGAAATGTTAATCATCACTTCTGCACCGTACTTGGTCAGATGATTATCTAAGAAGCTGCGCATTTCTTCTACTGCTTCAGGCATCTTCTCAGCGCGTTCTTCATTTACGCGGTTACTATATTCTTTACGAGCCTTTTGACGCTTTTGGTCGCGAGAGTAAGCTACACGTAAATCTGTGATGTAACCCAGAGGACGAGAATTTTTGAAAATACGAATCCCGTCATGATGAGTGCCACCGTAAATTTCTATTAGTTCTTCAGCAGTGATTAAGTTCAGCATTTCGTTTTCTCCATTTGGTTAGTGTAGAGACATAGTAACACAACCAAATGGAGATGTAAACGGTTAGATGTACTCAGCCGGAGTGAATGGCTTTGTGTTCTTCAAGAATGCTGTGTTCAGCTTCGTGATGAGCTGATCGTCATCAAGGTCTCCTGCATACATTTTCATGATGATGCCGAAAATCTGAGGCAGACCAGCCAGTGCTGTTTCAGCTTGAGCATTCGCCGCATAAGACTTACGGTCCTTACCACGATGAGTAGCGTAGAAGTCTTGGCACAGTTTAAGAGCTGAACGAAGATAGTTCAAGTACTGAGTTTCAAAAGCATTAATCTTATCGATAGCTACTTTATCATTATCAAACATGCCACGAAGGTCATCAGCAGCATTGTTCACGATGCATTCAAACAGACGTTGGTTGTTGATAATAGAATCCTTTGTATGATGGAGAGCACAATACCATTCTGTTTTCAGTTTGAAACGAAGACCATCTTCCATTACGCAAACATAACCTTCAATTTGTTCTTCAGCACGAATCTTGGAAACGAAATCTCCATTAGGAACTTCAAATGCTTCTACCAGATACTTACGAAGAACTGGATGCGCCAAAAGGTCTTCGTAGTCAACATACTCACCTGTGTCATTTTCGCGAACGTTCAGAAGAATAAGCATCTTTTTGTGATAGTTCAGAACTATTCGATTCTGTGGAGAGCAGTATTCGAAGTTAGCAGTGAAACCATCTTTTGCTAAATCAATCAGAGCTTCAGCCAAATCCAGATGATCGATACTTGCTAGCATAGCAGAAGCTTCAACAGCCTGCTCAGATTTGATAGAAGTCTTAGACTTAAAGCGAATACGATTTTCACCGTCCAAATAAGTAGAAACCAAGGAGCCATCTTCTTTGGCTAACATATACTTAATCTTAGAAAGGTCCAGATTCATAGTGAATGGAGTTTCATTAAGATTGAAGAACTTTTCCATTGGACGAGATGCGATACGCACCGGGATATCGTCTGCATCAAGTTCAAACATAATGCCACGACACTCTAATGCAGACGGCAGGAGCCAGTCAGAGTAAGATGCGTAATGGTAAGAAAACGTGCGATATTTGTACCCCATTGGAGATACATCATCACGGTAGAAGAAACGAGTTTCATCGTTACATAGAGTCATGAGCTCATTGAATAATTTTTTCACTTTTTACCCTTATTAAATTTGCAATTATCGTAGTGCCATCTGATAGCAGTAGCTTTGGAAGATATTATACCACAATGTGGACAAGCCGGGTATAGTGCTTTACTTTTACCCTTTTGAGACTCAGAACGTTTACGCCTGGTTTCTTCTGACTGTGTTTTGCCTGTTAAAGACTTTGCTATCTTTCTGCGGGTTTCGTCCTTAAGACATTTTCCTTTGGTATGGCTCTGTCTTCCTTTTAAAGCATTAGATAAATTAATTCTGTGCTTATCAGAGCGCTTCCGTCCTGTGAGCGATTTTGACACTGATTCAGAGTGGTTCATTCTTGCTCGTTCATAGAATTTTGAATGAACTTTAAAAGTTTTATCAGCATAATTGCACATCATCCAAAGGGCATAGTGCATTTTGCTATTGTTGTGTATTTTTGATAACAATAGATGAGCTATAAAATGCTCTCTAGCAGTTAGTAAAACCAGATTACTATCGTCATCACTTCCTCCCAGCGATTTAGGTATTACATGGTGAGACTCCGTGTAGTAATCAATTTTTGCTTTATCGAGGCCGCGAGTACGGCCTCTTGATATCAAACTATCGTACACATTGATGTAGTTCATTTTCTCTTATGCTGTGTATTCCAAGGCGGATTTAATTTCTTTATGAAAAGCGGCTCCTCAAGGTCCATCGTTGAGATTGACATTTCACCGAGTTCGTTGTTTATCAGGAGATTAAAGCACTGTCGAGCATAAAAGCTAACAGTCTTTCCTGACATCAGAGCATCGTAAATCTTTGCTGATTTAGTTGAATCTGATGTCTGGTCTTTGCGATTAATCGCTGTCCTGTAATAATTTATTCTCTTTCTGAGATTCTTGGTCTTACCGATGTAGACCAACTCATTATCAACTGCTATTGCATAAACCACATTCAACTTGTTTGGAACTTGGACGTGGTCTATCGTACAATCCGGTAGCAGCTTCAGTTGAGTGTATTCTATAAAAGAAAACTCGTTAGCAATATCTTTCATAACAGAAGGGCCCGAAGGCCCTCTCCTTACAAATACTTTCTGAATTTCAACAGCACATCAGCATCTACATCGTTATCAATCTGTGCTACAAGGTAACTTGAGATTTCAACTTCTTGTGGAGCAGATTGTACCGCATCTGAGTTTAAGTATTCACGAATCCATGGGATTGGGTGACGAACAGGAGCGTCAGTAATCGGGCATGGAAGACCACAGCTACGCATACGTGAAACGGTCAGATAGTCGATGAAGTCATGAAGGATTTTCACTGAAAGACCAGGAACTCCACCATCACGCCACAGATGAACTGCCCATTCTTTTTCTTGGCGGTTGATTTCCATGAAGATATCAACTGCTTCCTGTTCACATTCACGAGCAATCTGAACCCATTCTTCGCCATCAGTACCAAGCTGAAGCTGACGAATAATGTACTGTGTACCCTTAAGATGGAGCTGTTCATCACGTGCGATGAACTTCATAATCTTGGAGTTACCTTCCATGATTTCCATGTTCTTATGGAAGTTGAAGGTACATGCGAAAGATACGTAAAAACGAATTGCTTCAAGACCATTGATGACATGCAGACACAGATAAAGTGCTTTCATTAGTTCACGTTTAGCATCAATGACATATCCTTCATACATTTCAATGTCATTTTGTTGGCATGAACCAAGAGATTCTTCATACCGCTCTTTAGCGTTTTCCCACAGACGAGTCTTCAGAATTACATCGTCATAATAATGACCAATTGTCTCAGCTCGTTTCATAATTGCTTCATCGAGAACAATCTCATCAAACACCTTTGCCGGGTCATTCAGCAGGTTACGCATGATGTGAGTATATGAACGAGAGTGAATCGTTTCAGAGAACGTCCAGGTCTGGTTCCATGTATCGAGTGATGGGTCAGAAATCAGAGCAGAAAGAACAGCAGCTGGAGCTCGGCCTTGGATTGAATCCAGAAGGCTTTGATATTTCAGATTATCAAGGAATACGTTTTGCTGGCCAACTGGAAGCTTTTCAAATTGAGCTCGGTCAGTCATCAGGTTAACTTCTTCAGGACGCCAGAAGAACGAGAGTTGTTTCTCAATCAGTTCTTCAAATGTACGGTGGCGCTGAATATCATATCGTGCAATACCAAGCCCACTTCCAAAGAACATTGGCTCGGTCATCAAATCTACTTGTTGCGTATTAAAAACTGTGCTCATTTAACTTCCTCAAATTCAAATTCAACATTCACCTGAGCAATAGCTTCAGCTGCGCAACGATAACCTTCAAGAAACATTGCAAGACTGTGATCGTCGTCGTTTACCATTAAAGGTGGAACTTCGTTTAATGCAGAACGAATGATGAATGTTTTCATTTGTTCGCCATTATTATAAACGGCATAAATGTCGTACCATTTTGCTTCTGTTCTGTGGCTCATAAATTGTATGTCCTATTAAGTAATTCTGACGTAACTTTAGTTGATTCTGAATAAATTCTAAACTCTTCGTCTAGCTTTTTAAGACGTTTTCTTAATTTTTCAATGAATTCAGGCGTCAACTCTATTGTTTTAACTATTTCCAAAAGTTCTTGAATACTCATAGTTTGCTTCATAAATCCTCCTAAGGGACCATCCGTGGTCCAATTATAAACTGAAAGAATTAAAGCTTACATGCAGAACAATCTTCGGCTTTTGGTTTTTCGATTTCAAAATCGTCGTTACCAGAACCATCACGAGTGTTATGATAGTACAACGTCTTACCGCCAAAGTACCAGAAGTAAAGCAAGTCGTCCATCATAACAGACATTGGCACTTTACCTTTCTCATAATTCTGAGGGTCATAGTAAGTATTAGCTGATGCAGATTGGCATACCCACTTCAACATAATAGCTACTTGAGTCAGATAAGGCTTGTTACCCTGCTTAGCAAGTTTCCATGCATAATCATAGAGGTCAGCATTCAGTTCAACATTCGGAACTACTTGGTTGAAGCTTCCTTCTTTAGACTCTTTAATAGAGACTGGACCTCGTGGCGGCTCAATACCGTTTGTGCTGTTGGAAACCTGGGAGGAGGACTCACATGGCATGAGTGCGGACAATGTACTGTTACGGATGCCATATTGCTTGAGTTCTGCACGGAGTGCTTCCCAGTCACAAACGTAATTCGGGGCCGCGAGCTGGTCAATTCTCTTATTGTACCAGTCGATAGGTAATTCGCCTCGAGACCAACGAGTGTCTTTATAATACTCGCAAGGTCCTTTTTCTTTTGCAAGTTTAATTGATGCTTTGATGAGTGCATATTGCAGCCTTTCAAACAGTTCATGAGTCAGGTCATTTGCATCAGCGTATGTAGCAAAGTTATCTGCTAACCAAGCAGCGTAGTTCGTTACACCAACACCCAATGCTCGACGTTTAAGAGCTTTTAGAGCTTCTTTAACCGGATAACCTTGATAACTCAAGAGGTTGTCGAGTGCTCGGACTTGGACTTCTGCGAGCTCGTTAATAGTTTCTTGGTCTTGCCAATCGAAGTTGCCGAGCACGAACGCAGACAACGTACACAGCGCAATTTCTGCGTCTTCTGAGTAGACGTCTTTAGTAGGTAACGCAATTTCTGCGCAGAGGTTCGATTGCTTAATCGTAGCCACATCACGAATAAAAGGACCATAATTACCAACGTTATCTACGAAGTAAGGATAAATTCGAGCTGTGCCTGAGCGTTCAGTTAAGAACAACTCAATCAGTTCACGAGCTTTGACACGCTTCTTACGAACATCGGGATTCTTTTCAAGAGCTTCATATTGTTCACGGAATAAAGCAGCATCTTTGAAATAGTTCTCGTAAAGACGACCAGCATCAATATCTGGAGAGAACAGAGTGATGTAATCATCTTTAATCAGACGTTCAAACATCAGGTCGTTGATTTGAACACCGTAATCCAAGTGACGAATTCGGTTTTCATCTACACCTTTGTTGTTCTTAAGTACGAGGAGGTTTTCAACTTCCAAGTGCCAGATTGGATAGTACAATGTCGCCGCGCCACCACGGACTCCGCCTTGTGAGCAAGACTTAACTGCTGTTTGGATGTGTTTCCAGAAAGGAATAACTCCAGTATGCTTGACTTCTCCGAAGCCAATTTTTGAACCTTCTGCACGAATCATACCTGCATTAATGCCGATACCAGCACGTTTAGAGATGTACTCTACAATTGATTCAGCGGATTTGTTAATTGACTTCAGTGAATCACCTGCTTCAATAACAACACAAGAACTGAATTGACGAGTAGGAGTACGAGCACCTGCCATAATAGGAGTAGGCAGAGAGATTTTCTTAGTTGACACAGCATCATAAAAACGAATGGTGTTCACTAAACGGTTTTCACCATCGTCCTGGTGCAGAGTCATACCGATAAGCATGAATGCAAATTGAGGAGTTTCGATGATTTGACCAGTGCTGCGGTCTTTGACCAGGTATTTTTCAATGAGCTGCATTGTGCCAGCATACGTCATTTCAAAGTCACGGTCATGAACAATTTTACTTTCAAGCAGAGCAATTTCTTCAGCAGACCATTTGGCAAGAATTTCTTTGTCGTATTTGTTGTGATTAACACCAAATGAAATCTGGTCAATAAATGAACGAGGTTCAAACTGTCCGTAAACTTGCTTACGAAGATTGAACATCGCCAGATTACTTGCTACATATTGATAATCTGGTTCTTCAATTGAAATCATTGAAGCTGCAACTTTAGTAGCTGCGCGTTGAATGTCATAAGTTGTCATTCCATCTTGCAGATGTGGAACGATAGCTTGATATAGCTCATATGGGTCAACTCGGGTATTTTCACAACCCCATTCCAGAACCTTGATAAGTTTTTCTGGAGTAAATTCCTGAGAGGTACCACTGGACTTAATTACTTTCATGCAAATCCTCTAGCGTAAATGTGTCTTTGAATAGTCTGTTTACTATATGAGCTATTATATCACCATGGCAAGCTTTAGGTTTACAAGTGCATCCTAATCTCATTCCACGGAGAGTCTCCAGGTGCTCACGTTTTATTTCACCACTCCTAATACGCTTAATGAAGTCCTCTTTAAAGGCTTCAATGGCAGCCTCACGGCTGCCAGCATTTTTACCAACGTCATTACCCCACATTGTGCCTCGTTGGATATTAACGTCGAAATCGGAATGGTATTTATTAACCACTCGACACGCTCTCATTACGCTTTGCTCACAATAATAATGCGTTCAGCAGATTCACCGACAATTTCAATGTGATGAGCCAGAACTATGTGAAAATAGCCATTAATCATAATAGAAGAGTTTAATTTGAAGTCAGCATCGCACAGTTGCTCATCAGTTTGAGCATAAACGATACTTCCCAAAGCATTTGTAAATTTAGTAATCATACAGCCATTTTTCCTTTGATTGTTGGGTGACTTTCATAGTTAACTAACTTGAAGTCTTCGATAACAGCAAATCGATTTATCCACTTAAGCTGGGATGAAGTTTGCCAACGCTCAAACCCAGGTGGAAAATCAATTTCAAGCTCACACAGTTCTTTTGGCTCACGACGAAGAATTTCTTCGCATTGCTCAATATGATTTGAGTAGATGTGAGTGTTGCCGCCAGTAAATACTAAATGGCCAGGTTTTAAGCCAGTCATTTTAGCTACGATATGAATCAAAGCAGCGTAAGATGCAATATTGAATGGTAGACCAAGGAACACATCCACCGACCTCTGGTACCACTGGAGGTCCAAGAGCCCATTGCGTACGTTGAACTGATATATCATATGGCATGGTGGAAGAGCCATCTTAGGGATGTCTAGAGGGTTCCAGGCGGTTACAATTTGACGGCGGTCATTAGGTAGTTCTTTGATTCGGTTAATAACCAAAGTCAATTGGTCAACACCCATAAAGTCTCGCCACTGCTTACCATAAACCGGACCAAGCTCACCGTCGACATACCCCATTGAGCGTGCTTGGTTTTCATAGTTGTCGTCCCAGACAGTTTTACCATTTGTTGGAGAACCATGCTGGCGAAGGCGCAAATCATTCACGTTTGTTGAACCGGACAAGAACCACAGAAGTTCTGCGATGCATGCCTTCCAAGCTAGTTTCTTGGTAGTCACTGCTGGAAAACCTTCCTGTAAATCAAAACGAAGCTGAGTGCCAAACACAGCACAAGTGCCAGTTCCTGTGCGGTCATCAGTCACGTAACCTTCATCAAAGATATGCTGAATTAGCTGTTGATATTGTTTCATTATTTTCCTGGGCGAAAGAAGATTTCACGGCCTTGTTTATCAAACCGACCAAAAACAGTCATCGTATTACCAGTGATGACTACATTACCTTTAGCAATATGATGAATTGTTTGACGAGTGTTCATCATAATTTTAACACCTAATCCGCGAGCAATTCTGATGCCTTCATCAGCTGCCCAAGTGTCATTGATTTCTACATCAATACGATACAAGCCATGAGGAATTGTTTTGTATAACTCAGGCTTTCGCTTATATTGCTCAATAGTAGGAGCATTACCCTCGATTACTAAAGCCCAATTCTTTTGGGCTTCTTCTTGTAACAGAGTCAAATGATTATTGATTTTCATATTGTTCTTCCAACGGATTGAAGAATACTTGACTTCCGCTTTTAAAGAAGTCTCCAATCATTGTAACATAGCCATTTGAAAAGCTAACATTGCCATTCATTGAAGCGAGTAGTACTGATTTCATTGAACGACAGAGTTCAATTGGGTTATTTCCATTGCTATCATAGATAGTGTATTCTGCATTACGATACTCTCTAATATCTTCAATCGCAAAGGATAACTCATACACGCCGTGAACTTTGTTCCAGTTCTTCCATTTCTTTTGAGTTTTGTAGGTCTCTAATAGACGAAGATTATACCCTTTCATAGACAGTCTCCGTCAATGAAGTTAGTTCATCACAACGAACCCAAGACGTTTCTACCATTTGAAACGCATTTTCCCATGCCGGATATGAAATGAAGCTCATGTCCAGAGTGACATCAGAGTTAACCCGATGTTTCTTCTGTATTGACGTTTGGATAATACGGTCTGCGTATGGCTGAGCCGTCTCTAGAATCCTCTTGCCACCAATAACAGAATAATCGTGGCCTGGATTGAAAGTAATTGTGCTGTTATATGAAGTCTGTGCAGCCATAATATCGCCACCTAAGAATCCAATGAATTCAAGCTCACTTACATAAGCATCAGCAAAGAATCCATTTTTAGCAGTTGCTAATGGACGAGACATATCTTGAACAACAATAGACTTACGCCCTGGAAGTGGCTCTGGGAAACTCATGAAAGTTTTTGCTCCCATGATGAGAGTTGTATCTTTAGTGCGTTTTGCAAAGTTTTGCATGTCGCGCTTGATATGACCCCACGGCAAGCCGTCTTTAAGACCAAAAGCATATTCGTTTTGACCATCAACTGTCTTGGTTCCACAATAAGCATATACAAGTTGTAGCATTATCGTACCTCAATATAAGCAACGTACTTAGGAAGAACATAACCATCATCGCCTGAACCAATAGCAAAACGATAATTGTTATTGCGACCTTGTTCCCACACTAATTCTACAGTATGAACTGTTCCATACGTCGTTTCAATGACAAATGGTTTATCATAGGCTTCATTTGCATACAAAGTATCCAAACAGAAGTCTGGCCCAATTTTCATCAGACAGATATTTTTGTATTCAAGTTCCATTAACCCTGCCTCATTCCGCATTTGATACAACGACCACCAGCAAACATTAGATTAGTCCCGCAATATTTACATTCCCAATCAGAAAGAATTCGAATCATAACCAGCAGCCCTTACAAGACGACGCATCAGTTCCATTCCATCTTCAACAGCACCAGCGAGTTCTTCAAATGCTGTTTTAGTGAAGATGAAAGCCGCACCTACTTTCTGACGCTGAAGATAACCGTTGATGATTTGGTCATCCAGCGGGAAGGTGCCATATCCAGTTTCAATTATGCCTGACACTCGGTTACCACGGGAGTGTGGGTCAAACTCCATAGTAATCCAAGACACACCAGGAAAATTCTCAAACTGACAGCGTACTTTAACTTTAGGATACGCAATTGAGTGAACATCGTTAGACATTATTTTGGTTCCTTTTTAGCAATTTTCCAGGCAGCTTTGAAAGCTTCGACTTCAGAAATTTCAATCCAAAAACCGCTACCAAAGCCATCGTTATAGCAGGGACAGCCATCGCAGTAATTGTCCCAAGTAAGTACCAGACCATCACCACGAACAGCACCAGTTTCCATTTCGCGAAGACGGTCTTCAGCAGCTTCAATAGCTTCAGGGTCATTCCCTTCAATGATAAAGTACCACTTGCCATTGTATTCACTTCCGAGTTTAATTGATTGACGTTGAAGTTTCATTTTATTCTCCTTTGTTTTGATAGGGCTATAGTAACACACCATAACCCTGCTGTAAACGGTTAATCGTCTACTTTTAGCAACTTTTTGAAAGCATCAAATGATTTCATGTGCTTTTCTTCAACATACACATGCTTAACCATTGTACCTTCAAGGGAGAAGACTTCAACTACCAAGTTGTAGTACTCATCTTCAACGAGACTCATACATTTTGGAGTAGAAGCTCGGTCAAACAACTGAACCAAGTTGTTGCCAGCCCAGATGTTTTTGCTACCGTCGTAACTATAATCTTCAGAAAGAACGTAAAACATTTTAATCTCCAAAGGGCCCGAAGGCCCGTTGTTAAGCAGTGTAATCTTCCATCATTTCCATGATGTATTCATAATCTTCTTCGTCTTGGGCATAAAAATTCTTAACCCAAAGACCAATGTCTACTTGGTGACCAATAAGCTTAATTTCTGGCCATCCGCCGCCTTGCCCGCTTTCGTTTACAACTTCAAATTTCAAACCGCTAAACGGGCTATTGAAACGAGAGCCGTCATCAAACTGTAAATCAACTACTTTGTCATTTTCTTTAACGAGTTCGCATACGATATCAATTACAAGTTGTTTCATAATTTACTCTCTGTTGTTTTGATAGTGCTATAATACCATATCCATGTGGTAATGTAAACGGTTAGTTGCAAATTTCAGAGATAGTGTCAGCCAGGAATTCGCCATCTTCGTCCGCGCCTACACAGTATGATTCAGTCAAGAATTTAACGATTGCTTCATGAGAACCAGAAACTTTATATTCGAAGCCCCAGGCGATATCACCTGCAAATTTACATTCTAAACCAAACTTCTCAACTTCATTTTCGAAATGTTCTTCATCTGCAACGCCGAGATAGATATGTGCCATTTTGTTTTACTCCGTTTGGTTGGTGTAAGAGTATAGTAACACAGCTTAAAGCGGATGTAAACGGCAGAATTAACGTAACGTAAAAGTTACTTTAGGTGGGAATTGGGAGGTTAATGTAACGTATAAGTTACTAATCCAGAAACAACAAAAGGAGCCCGAAGGCTCCTTCTTTTTATTACAGACCATTCAGCAGTTCGTCGAGGTCTTCATCGCCACTGGAAGCAGAACCGCCAGTTTCCATGAAGTCTTCAGCCGGTGCTGATTTCTGAGAACCGGCGTTGAAATTCGCAAGTTCATCTTCAAAGTTGTCCAGGTCTTCACCAACCTTATCAGCCTGAGCAGATGCGCGAGACGCGGCAGTACCCATAGCAGCTGTACCCATAACCTGAAGGAATTTCTTCTGGTTATCTTCGAAAGATTTGAACTGGTCTTTCGCAGTCAGAGTGGTCAGGTCAACCATTTGTTCCTGCAGTTCATTCTGATAAGCTTCATCTTCGATATTAGGAATCTCAGATTGGCCCAGGAACTTGGATTCATCGTAGTTGCTGAAACCAGATACTTTCTTAACTTTCAGAACGAAGTTAGCACCTTCAAACGCACAAGTTACGTCGATTGGAGTTTCGCCCATTTCAACGTCAACGGCAACCATTGCATTGATTTTGTCCCAAATTTTCTTACCGAAACGATATTTGAAGACTTTACCTTCGTTTTCTGGAGCAGCCGGGTCTTTAACAACCAGGATGTTAGCGTAGTAAGAAGTTTTGCGTTTCAACAGCTTGTATTCTTCGTTGTTGGTGTTATATGAATCATTCTTGGACAGATATTGACATACTGGGCAAGAATCATAATCACCATGGGTAGAAGTACAGTTTTCAATGTACCATTTACCACCTTTCTTGAAGCCGTGATTCACCAGAACAGCGAATGGTACGCCTTCATCACCTTTACCTGGCAGGAAACGGATGACCGCTTGACCGTTACCAGCATTATCCAACTTCAGTTTCCATTCACCTTTATCTTCGGAATTGAAACCTTTAGAACCAGACAGGGAAGCCAGTTGGGAAGCCAGGGCAGCAGGATTTTTACGCTTAAACATAGATTTTACCTTAATATTTACAGTTTTTGACAGTTTTTATGAACAGTTGTTTTGCTTCTTCGCGGTCAACATTAAGTATCTTTCGATACGCATGTAACTTTGTAGAGTAGTTTGACCAGACTAGATTATCGGTTGCTTGGTCATGTTTATTTATAATGTCCAGAAATGAGTCTAGAATTATAAAAGTCTCAAAAGAGATGATGTTACTTTGAAGTAATTTGAATATGTATGACGAGTTAACCTTATCATTATAATCAAATAATTCATTAAGCGATTTAACTTCGACTTTCTTACTGAAATAGTAAATATTGCGAACGTCTTCTTCGAAGTTCGGCTTGATTAATTTCAGCTTACCAATATATTCACGATAAAACACTAACGCATCTGCATCGGAAATTTCACCAATCCAAGCGTCCTGGTTAGCTACCAGGTTACTGATGAATATCAAGGTCAATTCTTTTAATGTGTATTTCTCAGATAACTTCTTGAAGAAGTATTTGTCACGACGTTTATCGTAAGCCTTATCTGATACTCGCATGCACCAGTTGTACTTGACAACATCATATCGACCATTGAAGTGATTCTTCAACATCAAGTACAACTTGTACACAGACTTACCGTCGATATATCGTCCACCATTTGGTGGCATGCGCAATTTAATCATAACAGGAAATCGAGTGTATTTGTCTTTTGCTGTTTACTAAAGGATGGACGCAATAGATTATCGTCCAATGCTTCGCTCATAATCTTTTCAATTATATTACCAGGAATATATTTAGCGAATGCAGTTTCAGGGAAAGAATTTTCTTCTAACCAGTGTGTAGCAGCTTCAAGATAACTCATTCCATGTTCATTAACTAAAGCTTCGATAGCGAAGCCATTGTTCTGTTTATCTACTAATGTAGTAACAGAATCCGGCTTTTCAGCCGGAGTTTCATCATTTAGGGAAAACAGTGTCATACAGCTCAATCGCCTCTTCAGTTTCGGCTTCAAATTCATCACGAGCAGATTTGAAGTACAGAGTCAGCAGTCGGTTAAACATCTTACCATCAACGCCAAGTTCATCTTTAGCACGGTCACGGATGTCTTTGATTAGAACTTGGAAACCGGAGATTTTCAGTTTATGGTCAGCAGCTTCAACAATTAGTTTCTTGAGGTCAGCACCATGTACTGCTTCATCAAATTCAACTGGTTCTTTCTTTTCTTTAGCCATAATTTCCTCAGAAATCGTTTACGTTTTTGGTTAATTTAGAAAGTCCTGATTTCACGAAGTAAGGATAGATTTTACCACGTGGAGGTACTTTATAAGAGTTATAATAATCCAGAATTTGATTAGCAATATCTTCTGGAATATAATCGAAGTCGATAAGCACTCTGTTTTCGTAGAAACGTTTGAGCTGCTCACCTTCAAGAATAGTTGTGATATCTTCGGCGTCACAACATTGTTCAACAAAAGCAGTTTTAGTTGGTGGAGTACGTTCACCTTCAACGCGAGTATACCAGAAATCCGAACGTACAGTAATTGCTGCCACGTTATCTTTCTTATCGCCTTTGACTACTTTCATCATGCAGTCAAGTGCAGGAGAACCTGTTTTCGCTTTAACGAATTTCTTCTGCATCGGAGACCACTGAGATACATTCGGATATTTGTGCAACTGAGTAAAGTCACCATCCGATGAAACGATAAGTACTTTATTACCTTCTAACGAAAGCTTTTTAGTGAGGACCGCAATATGGTCATCCGCTTCCATTTTATCAATATTCATCATATGATAAGGCATGTACTTTTCAAATTCTTCGATTACGGTACGAATACCTTCGAAATAGCCTTCCCAGTCCCATTCAGACTCTTCACGACCATCTGCACGGTTCTTTTTGTAGTAATAAGCTTTATCACGACGCCAATAGCCGGACTTGGCATTATCACAACAAATAATTACCTTGTTGTAGCCGTCTTTACGGAATTTGAATGCATTAAATTTCAGAGTGCTCAATACCAGATGACGAAGCATCGGAGTAGTGATTTTCTCTTTATCTTTGAAGGTGTGCATCGCTGTCGCCAATGCGATTTGAGATAAGTCGACTAGAATGTAACCATCTTTTACTTGGTCTTCTTCGTCGAACAGACAGTTTAAATTAGACATTAGAACCTCGTTCATTTAGTAACAGAGTCATTATAAATAAGTTCTATAATAGCAAATAGGAGCACCATTATGGCAGATTCAATCAAACGCAAGTTTCGTGGCGCAGAAGGCTTCGATGCTGCGGGTGAAAAAATAGTCAACGTTGCTACTGCTGACCGCACGGTGTTATCCGATGGCGTCAACGTTGAATTCCTTATCCAAGAAAACACATTACAACAATATGATTCTACTCGTGGTTACACTTCTGGCTTCGCAGTAATCTATGATAACCGCATTTGGGTATCAAATCGTGATATCGCAAAACCTGCTGGCGATTTTAATGAGCTTTACTGGACTTCAGTTCGTACTGACGCAAAATGGCGTGTAGTTTCAAGCGGAACCACAATTTTGAAATCAGGTGAATTTATTTCTGTCGATACCGCAAAAGGTAATGACATGATTTTCACCTTACCAAATAACCCGCAAGATGGCGATACAATTATGCTGAAGGACATCGGTAATAAAACCGGTACCGTTGGTGTAACTATCAATGCATCTATTCAAGACATTGTGCTGCGTGACCCTACGAATAAAGTTCGCTCAGTCAAAATGACTCATCCACTGTCTCAGTATGTGTTTGTGTTCAGCAATAGATTGTGGAATCTTTATGTTTCTGATTACGAACGTGTTGCTCGTATTGTAACACCGAGTTCAGTCGTTCAAGCTCAATCTAATGACTTTATAGTTCGCAGATATACTTCTCCAGACCCAATCCGTGTCACTTTGCCTAAACATGCAAACACTGGAGATATCATCAACTTTACTGACCTTGATGGAAAGAACCCTCAATTCCATATGATTGTTAGTACTTTCGATGATAACACTAACATCGGTACTGTTGGTCAAAAATCTGTAGAAGTTCGTACTTCTGGCGATGGATTCATTGTATATGATGCTTCAGAGTCAATCTGGAGAATTTGGGAAGGTGACTTGCGTCCACGCATGCGCGTAATCACCGACAACGTAACTTTAATTCCAAACGAGGTTGTTACTGTTTTTGGTGTAAATAACAGCACTCAGAAAACTATTGATATCACTTTACCTACTGATATTGCTATTGGCGATACTGTCACTATTGCAATGAATTATATGCGCAAAGGCCAGAAAGTAAATATCAGAGCAGCTACTGGAGATAAAATTGCTTCAAGTCTTCAATTACTGCAATTCCCTAAACGCTCAGAGTATCCGCCTGATGTAGCTTGGGTAATGAATGATGTTCTTACTTTTGATGGTACTACTTCATACGTTCCAGTATTGCAATTATCTTATATTGAACATGCTGGAAGTAAATACTGGGTTGTGGCTGATAATACTCCGACCGTAGAGCGTGTTGATTCTAAAGATAACGAAACTCGTAAACGCTTAGGCGTTATTGCTTTAGCAAGTCAAGACCAGGCAAACGTTGACCATGAAAATAATCCAGAAAAAGAGTTAGCAATTACTCCTCAAACTTTAGCAAACCGTGTTGCTACTAAAGTTCGTCGTGGTATTGCTCGTTTAGTTACTTTAACTGAAATCCAAGCTCTAACTCCTGGCCCGCATTTGGATGATGTTATTGTCACTCCTGCTATGCTGAATGAAAAAACAGCAACAGAAACTCGTCGCGGTGTAGCTGAAACTGCTACTCAAGCTGAAGCAAATGGTTCAACTGATGATGAAAGAATTGTTACTCCGAAGAAGCTGCATAACCGTATTGCTTCTGAGACGTTGACTGGTATTCTTAAATTAGTAAGAACTATTGGAACTGCGGCGGGTATTGGGCGTGATACAAAAGGTACTAACGTTTATGACTATGATAACAACATTGATGCGGTAACTCCAAAATCATTGTTCCAATTCAAGTCTACTGAGCAAGCTCAGGGCGGTGTTTATCTTGCAACTCAAAACGAAGTAATTGCTGGCGGTCCAGCTCAACCTGGTTTCCCAGTGGTGGTTACTCCACAGACACTTCATGGTAAAACTACTACAGATTCAAGAATTGGATTAATCCAAATCGCTAAACAAGCTGAAGTAGATGAAGGAACTAATTACAATAAAGCAGTTACTCCAAAGACTCTGAATGACCGTAAAGCTCGTGAAGACTTAAGTGGTATTGCTGAAATTGCAACTCAGACTGAATTTGATACCGGAACGGACGATACACGTATCGTAACTCCATTAAAGGTTAAAACTCGTTTCAATTCAACCGATAGAACATCTGTTGTTGCTCTGTCTGGATTAGTTGAGCAAGGAACCTTGTGGGACCATTATACATTAGATATCAAAGAAGCATCTGAGACCCAGCGTGGAACCGCTGCCCTGGCTACTCAATTGCAGGTTGATACTGGTACTGATGATAAAACAATCGTTACGCCTAAGAAATTGCATGCTAAGAAAGCTACTGAAACTACCGAAGGTATTATTCAAGTTGCTAATCAATCTGAAACGGTAGACGGTACTGTTGCTAATAAAGCAATTTCTCCGAAGAACTTTAAGTATGTTGTCCAAGAAGAAAAAACTTGGGAATCTACTATTGCTCGTCGCGGATTCGTTAAGTTATCAGAAAAAGCACTCACCTTTACGGGTGATACTTTAAATGGTTCTGGTCGTCTGCTTCCAGGTGACTTAATTAACGAACCTGCTTTAACAGATTTGCCTAAAGAAGGTTATGCGGTATCTCCATATGAGATGAACCGAGCGCTGCAATACTTCTTACCAGCTAAAGCAAAAGCTGTTGATTCTGATTTACTTGATGGAATTGATTCAACGCAATTCATTCGCAGAGATATTGACCAAGTAGTTAATGGTAAAATTACATTCAAAAAGGATGTTACTCTAGAAGCTCCTCTGGTGTCCTCTAGTACTGCCAAATTCACTACCGTGAATGCTACTATATCTGTTGATATTGGTGATTCTCTGGGTAATTCTAGAATCAATTTGAACACATTAGGGAACGCATGGAAGGTAGAGAGTCTTGGTAATGGAACAACTCTTGATTTCACTGCCACAGATAAAGTTCTGTCACTTGACCGTAATGGAAACGTAACGGTTGCTCAGACTTTAACAGCAATGAACAAAGTTGATGCTAGTAAGGGCTTTTCAGTTGAAGGTGGTACAATGGTTATTAATCCTTCCTCTTCTGAAATTGTCATTGGTACTCAATCTAAGCAAGTAACGCTTCAGAATAAAGATGCTAATACATTCTCAGTAGTAGACCCTTCTGGTACATACACAATGTTGAACACTAAAAATGCTTTTGAAATAACGGCTCAAGGATTCGTTAAGAAAGCAGGTGATTCAATGACTGGGCCACTTCAAATTCAAGCTCCATTAACTGTTCAGATTCCTGAAGGACGAGTTGCTCCTGATGTTAAACCGTCAGACGATAACCCAGCCTCATGGTCTGCATCAATTACATCAGCAGCAATTTACAATAAATTGCCTGGTTTCGGTGTTCCAGTTATGGAAAAAGATGCTGAAGGACAAGATACTGGTTTCGTAGACCATTACGAATATGTTAAAGGTCCTGGTGTATTAACTCAACATGGTATTGGTAAGACTGCGGTCTATCAAATTTGGGCACCTCGCCCAACTGTACAAGAGTTAAACCATAATGCTCAGACTTTCTGGATTCGTAACTTTAACATCGTCACTGGTGAGTGGGACGAATTTGGTAAGATGTACACTTCCGTTCAGAGACCTACTGCAGGGGAAATTGGTGCTGTATCAACCTCAGGTTCAGCGTTCAATAACTTAACGATTCGTGATTGGTTGCAGATTAAGAACGTTCGTATTGTTCCTAATGAAACTACTCGTACTGTTGACTTCATATGGGTTGATGAATAATGGCTAAAATGATGGCGAGTTTTGGACAAGGATTTGTCCAAACTCAAGTTCTCTCTGAGAACAATTCCGTCAAGTATAAGCTAGCATTTGCAGCGGGGGTAGCTCAGTCTACCCCTTCTGAAGCTTATTATACTTTCCAGGATGAACCTGCTGGTGTTCAATATGACGGTCCCGGCATAAATTTAAGAGAGTTTAATCCAACTAACAACCAAATGATTAACTTCAAGACTTTTAATATAAAGCCTGAAGACACCAATGCTGGAACAAAAGCATTTGTCAATCATATGAAAACGTTAGTATCTTCTGACAATTTGCTTATAATTACTTCATACGATAGATTATATTCAAGTCCATCTGTTGAAGCATTAATGAAATCAATTGGCTCAGTTTTATGGCCAAGCGTGTTCTTAACGACTAATTACAGTTGTAATTATTGCGCGTTGTATTCTATAAATCGTAAAAAGATAATTGCTGAAAATGCTACTTACTCTGATTTCAAAAAGGAGGACAGAGACATTAGGCCAGCCCTTGAATTCATTTATGATAAACCTAGTGATATAGGAGCTACTGGGTATTCTCAAAAAGCAATTGATGACCCTGAAACTTATATCATTGATAAAGATAATACTAGTAAAAGATTTCCACAGCAATTTGAANNNAATGCAATGGAACTTTGAAGTTAAAGGTGATGCTTCTTTAAATTCTCCTGGACAAAATATTAGAGTTAACTTAAGATGGTTCAAAGGAAGCTCTTATTTATCCGGAGCTGTGGTCGAAACAAATCCTCTAGATGCAGACAAATGGGCTTGGCATCAAAGATATGTCACTGTACCAGACACTGCTGATGGATTTACTATCATCGCTTCTCGTTATCCAGAAGTTGCAGGTTCTGAGGGAAGCGGAGCTATTAGAGAAATGATGCTTACTCAAGTGTCAAGATTAGTAGAACCTCTTATGGACCCTGCCGGATTCGGTGTCAATGGTATTCGTATGAATAACATGATTTCTGACGGAGTAGATGAAAATACTCTATTAGTCCTTCCTGATACTGAAGATGATAAGTCTGGAAACATTTATTCCGCTGATTTCAGAGAATACACAGATTAAAGCCCTTCGGGGCTTTTGTTGTTTCTGAATAAATACAACAAACACATAAGGGGAAGGCCATGGCTGATTTAAAAGCTAACAGTACAATTGGCGGATTACCGATTTGGCACCAGGGGAATTTCCCTCTTTTTCCAATAAACGATACTCTGCTTTACAAGACTTATAAAGTCTATACCGAATACGACAAGCCTCAAGCTGTAGATAACGACTTTGTTTCTAAAGCTGATGGCGGAACATATCTACAAAAAGTTAACTTTAACCAAGGAATGACTTTCCTTGATAGTGCCGGTGCTGAAGTTACAATAGGAAAAGCAACTGGAACATTAGGAGCAACCTATACTGCTTCAATTAAAGTACCTGCTCAATTTGCGTTTGAAACCGGTGAAGGCAAACCGTTTGTAATTTTTGACCCAGTTACTGATATGACTAAGCCTCGTCTTATTGTGATGGGAGATGTCTTAGGTAAGTTTTTATATGATGAAGCTGGACGAGTTTATTCACCAGGAAATAAACCTACCAATGTTGATGTTGGTTTAGGTAATGTCACCAATGACACTCAGGTGAAAATAAATACAACCGAATTACAAACAATGACAGGTCCATTAGCTGCTCCAAATTTAATTTCTTTAAACGCAGCTTCTGCACCACAACACGTTCCTCGTTTTGACCAGATTGTCGTAAGAGATTCTATTCAAGATTTTGGAACTTATTGAGGAATTTATGGCAACTATCAAACAAATTCAATTTAAGCGTTCTAATGTTGCTGGTAAAAGACCGCTTCCTGCTGATATCGCAGAAGGCGAATTAGCAATTAACATCAAAGATTCGACTTTATTTACTAAGAACGCTGATGGACAAATTATTGACCTCGGTTTTGCTAAAGGTGGTAAAATCGACGGTGACGTTACTCAAGTAGGTAATTACACTCAAACCGGTAATTACACCACTACTGGCGATATTAGTGCTAAAACTGTTTTAGCCTCAGCAGGTGTTTCATCAAATGGTGATATTGTTGCTGAAAGGGGTGTAATTCGAACTCATGCTGCTGCTTCAGGCAACGCTCATTTATGGTTTGAAGGCGAAGAAGTAACTGGCGAAAACCGTAATAAAGAACGAGGCGTTTTATATGCTACCCAACAAACAGATACCGATGGGAGAGTAAACCTTCGAGTTTACAATGGTAAATCCCACGCGGCTAATACAAACAACGCACTGTTTGTGTTTAATGGGGCTGGGGATTTCGCCGCTCCTAAAGATTTGTATGGCCAGCGCTCTCGCCTGAGTATTGAATCTATAGCCCCAGTAATGAATACAAATCGCCTTTTAACGGCAAATAAACCATTTGCAAACCAAGTGTATAGCTTTGATGATATAGTCAATTATAAAGCCGGTGAGAATGGCGCTCTTGCGTTAAACTATGTATACAAAGGCCGAGCGCATCAGACTGGCACGATTTGGCATCATTTAATAGACGAGCGCGAAGCTCCTGAATGGGTCCTTTATACTGGTTCCGGCCCGGCTAATAAAATGTTTGCACTTCGCTCTGTTGGCACTTTAGGTCATGCGCAGTTTACCGGAAGCTTATTCTTAGGTTCTGGTAGCAGTGGAACTGGTTTTGTATCTGGAATGGGCGAAGGCTCTTTAGCATTGGGTGATAACGATACCGGATTCAGAAATGATGGCGATGGTGCATTTAGCGTAATGGGCAATAGTAGAGCTCTTGTACATTATAATTCTACCTCTGCTAAATTCCAAATTGAGCATAGAAAAGCAACAAGAATTACTCATACCGATAATGCTAACACCACAATTTTACCGGCTAATAACACTTCAATTCTTGAGGTTGATACTTCATTAGATGGCAATAATGTAGGTGGTAACGGATTAACTCTCTTGGGTTACGTGTCTAGTGGAAGATATTACCATTATTTTCGTGGTACTGGCGGCGCTAGCTTCGATATGGATAGTGGGGTTAATATCACTAAAGGCGGATTGACGGTCGTTGGTGGCGCATATATAAATGGCTCTGTTGGTTCAAATGGACAGTTTAAAACTTCTGCAAATGACGGTTTAAAAATTTGGAATGGCGATTATGGTATGATACTGCGCCGTTCTGAAAATAACTTTTATCTTATCCCGACCGCACAAGGCCAAGCCGAAAATGGTGGCATTGGCAATTTGCGACCGTTTTTTATTGATTGTGCTACTGGTAATGTTTCTATGAACCATAACGTAACAATTGGTGGTCAATCTACTTTAAATGGTAATGTTACTTTAGGTTCGGGTCAAATTAGCTTGCTCGGTGGTTCGGGTAATATCGGATTTGCAAAAGCGGGTACAAGCCCTTATTCAATGCGAATTTTCTACGCAGGGAATGCTGACCGTGGTAACCGTTTAGAATTTGCTGATGAAGCTTCTTATTTGATGTATATTGAACGTCATCCATCTGTAGGTATTCAGTTAGTTACTAATGGCGGTCATGTTAAAACCGGAGCTGGAAGCGTTTATACTGAAGCTATAGCGTTAAATAGCGGTGCAAGATTTGTGGCTGATGGCAACATTTATTTACCAAATGCAACTAATGGTTTTTCTACAGGTTGGTTATTAGGCCAAATTAACAGTAGAATAAATGGTGTAAACGACAACGCTAATAATAGAGTAGCCAAATCTGGTGATACCATGACTGGTACCTTGACTATTAACAACGGTGCAAACACTGGTGTAATGGTTTCTGGTATTACATCTGGTAGTGATAAAGGATTAATACGAGGTAACGTTGATGGCGGCGCTCATACAGCATGGGAAAACCGTTCTTCTGGTCTTCAATTAGATTGTCCGAATTCCGATGGTAGCGCATATAACGTATGGAAAGCAACTAAATGGGGAGCTTACCATATTGCTGCAATGGATGTTTATGCTCCTAGTGGTAATGGATATGTTCGCTTAGTTATTCGTAACGGCGGAGCCCACATCTGGAACAACAGCAGTTATACGTCTCCGGTGCAGATTAATGCTCCTGAATTTTATTTGACTTCAGATATTTCATTGAAGAAAGATATTCGTTCAATCGAGGATTCTCGTTCTAATTTGCATAAGGTTGAAATTAAACGATATGCAATGAAAGACGGTTCTAACGATAATGCAATCGGTGTTATAGCACAAGAAGTTCAAAAGGTTTATCCTGAGCTTGTCAGTGAAAATAAAGACGATGGCAAATTATCTGTTAACTATCGTGGACTTTCTTCTGTTCTTTGGAAAATTGTTCAAGAACAAGATAAAGAATTGGAAGATGTTAAATCTCGTTTGGCTCGCATCGAAGAGCTTTTGTCTAAATAATTTAAGGGCCTTCGGGCCCTAGAGGATTTTTAAATGGCTATTTCAGGTCCTAATATTGGCACTTCAGCTTTTAATGAAACAGGACAAAGAGCAATGTCAGCTGCTCGAGCCAGAGTAAGACTTGTTGCTTCTCCTGGGCGTTTATCTGAAATGATTGGACGCTCTGTAGAAATAACGATAACTTTAGGCTCTAATCATAGTTATGATAGAAACGACTTGATTAATAAACTTCGTGCATTGGGTTCTACCCCAGCGGTTGTTGTAATTTCAGGTGATTTGGTTGCTCAAAATACTGGTGTTCCTTGTTTAGAATTTCCATCTAACTTACCGAACGAATATGTTCATTTACGAGTTAATGCTAACGTATATGGTAGGGGTGGTGCAGGTTGTAGTAATGGGCAAACATCAGGTCTTCCAGGTGGGCCGTGTATTTTAAACAGCTTTGGTACTCGTCTTCGCATAGAAAATAACGCTGCTATTTGTGGTGGCGGTGGCGGTGGCGGTGGCGTAAAAGTCGGAAAAAACGTAGTTTCAGGCGGTTCTGGCGGGCGTCCATTTGGCGCTGCGGGTGTAGCAAGTGGACGAGATTCAATAAATGGTAATGCAGCATCGTTAACTGCTCCTGGTGGAACTCCTGCAAAAACTCGTTATGGCACAACCGGTGGTGCGGGCGGTAACGTTGGTGCAGCAGGCGCTGCTGGTACAAACGATGGCGGTAACATTACCAACTATCCAGGCGGCGCAGCCGGCGCAGCAGTATATGGAAATGCTCCAACTTGGATTAAAGTTGGTAGCGTTTATGGCTCAAGAGTTTAAAGCATAAATACCCTTGAAAAGGAGGGTATATGACCCAGAGAACACCACTACCAGGAATATCTGACATTTTATTTGGTGTTCTAGACAGACTCTTCAAAGATAACGCAACCGGGAGGGTACTTGCTTCCCGGGTTGTTGCGCTTGTAGTTGTTTTCATTCTTTCACTTACATGGTATCGTTTAGATTCTATTATGCAAGTGTGGAAAGAGTCTCGTTACGAGACGTACACTAAAGTCCTGCAACAAGATAAAGAGGCTAAATTTGAAGCATCAGCTCTAGAACAACTACAGATAGCTCACGTTTCGAGCAATGCAGATTTTTCCGCAATTTACTCATTTAGACCACGCAACTTAAATTACTTTGTGGATTTAATTGCATATGAAGGGCGACTGCCTAGCGCAGTCAATGAAAAAAATTTGGGAGGATTTCCAGTTGATAAGACTTCAAACGAATATTCTGCTCATTTGAGAGGTGCATATTTCTCTTCTGAGAATGAATTTGTTTTCTTGCCAACTAAGAAAAAGGATGGGGAGTTGAAGTACATGTACTCATGCCCGTACTTCAACCTGGACAATGTGTATGCCGGAACAGTTTCCATGTACTGGTATAGCAAACCACTCTTAAATGAAAATAGATTGGCTGCAATTTGTAGTCAAGCTGCTAGAACTTTAGGAAGAGCCAAGTAACAAGGATGTTACGGCTTACTATACATCATCATATAACGATATACCGATTCAAAACCTTCATTAAACTCTTCAACCAGCTGCTGTTTCTCTTCAGCTGTCATTTCTTCAATCATTTTACGGAAGTTGCTCTGATTCAGAGGACGGCCTAAATCATTCTTAATTCCAATTTCGTTCAAAAATGCAATAAAATGTTCGCGTTTTTCAAGAATGTGTTCAGAACCAAACTTAATCAATACAGAAGCCACAGTAACAATTTCACGAACAATTTCAATTTTAGACATATCAAATATTTCCTACGACTTAATGGATTGAGGTTATAGTAACACAGTCAACGGTGAATGTAAACGGTCAGTTCACCACTTCCCAGCGTTGAAGTACATGACCAGGGAGAGTCACGTATTCGTCACCAGAATCATAGCGAATGGCGTAGCGACCATCAATTAGTTCAGCTGATATATACCATTCGGCTCCTACTACACGAACCCTACGTTTCATCCAGTGACAAATCTCCATGGCCTCTTGATAGCTGTAATCTACCATGTCACCGAGCGCAAGCTTATTCATCATTCCTTCAAGATATCGTTGAATCTCTACTGTCTGGTTCATTAAATTTTCTCGTAATTGATTTTTAATTCAAACTCGTCAGCAACACCTTTGAGGAATTGATAACCTTGCATGACATCAGAAACACTACGTTTAGAGCTTACAGTAAAATAACAAAATGTTTCTTCGCTTGCTTTTATTTCACAATGAGTAAGCAGAGATTCTGGGTGATTAACCGCGCTGACGAATTTTTGAAAAGTCGTATTTTCAAAATATTTCCAAGAGCAGTCTTGCTCTTCTCGGCTCAAAGAGAACCATACAACAAGATGATACACAGGAGTTATAGCATCTACAATACTAGTATGTTCATCCCATGCTTTACGTTCAGCTTCGATATGAGAAATTTTATTCATAGTATCCTTCCGTCATTTCATCAATGATATTGTCAATATGAGCAATAGCATCTTCAATTCGTTTATCGGAAATTGCTACGATTTCAAATGTACCATTCAAAAACATACGAATGATGAAATCATTGTCATTAATATCTGATTTGACATCATTTTCAATTTCACTTAGAGTATCATAGAAAATGCCAGTGCCATTAAATTGGTCCTGGAACTCACGAAGTCTTTCACTAGTATAAGTGACGTAAGGTACCATTTTAATTTCAGATGTGCTCATAACCTTTTCCCTTATGCTTTTGCTTACGACGAGATTCTTTTTCCTGGCGCTTCATATCTTTATGAGCGCCACCTTTGTTAAAATCATGTTTAGCTACTGGATTGTTCATCTTGTTCCTCTAGTTTCTTAATTTGGCGTTCAAGCTCTTTAAATCATTTCAAGGTTAAGCATAACATAGTATTGTGCAAACAATGGCTTAATAGTTCCATTCCACCGCCAAGCGTCATTATCAATTGTACGCTTCTTCACGGCAGCTTCGGATAACCAAGACCAACCAGGTTCGTTTGTTAATGAAGCCCATTGTTCATGCATCATCTCATTTGCCTTTTTAAGAGCAGTGATTTGACTACGTAAAGATTCAATTTGAAGCAACTTAATATTCATTTTCATTAGTATAAATCCTCGGAGAATAATGTATCAGCAGGGCCACTTTTTACGCGTCTTGTATTAATTTGACCAGCATGAGTTGCAATGATTAATGCTTCTTTACGAGTAAAATAATTTCCCCATTGGTCTACAAACCCCTGGTCATCACCATAAACCTGTTCAGAAACCACTTTATCACGCATTTGGTCTAACACCAGAGCCATATCTTTTGAATAATGACGAGTCCCTGGAATAACTAACTCTCCGCCATCTTTCAATTTAAAACGATTAGCTGCACAGACGATAACTCGTTGAAGTAAACGACCATCCCACCAATCGGCTTTAACGAAACAGATTTCAGGAATCCGTTCATTGACATTCTTAGTTTCGATTAAATCACCGTTTTGAGCTGCTTCTACAAATTTATTCATTTGTTCTGAAAATTTGCTCATTTGAAGAATCCTTTAATTTTCTGCCAGATTGTTTTTGGTTCGCGGAGACCCCAAGTACGAAGTTCAGGTTCTTTAGTAACTTCTTTAATCCATTCTTCTGT